CGGTCGGCCCGTCGCGGTACGTCTTGACCGGCACGCCCACAGGATGGGCTCTCAGCGCCGAGCGCACGCCCGACGCCCGAGACATCGGGAGGACGCATGGACGACTGCCAGCGGTGTGGTGCACCAGGCCGCGTCGAGCTCACTCACCCGATCCACCACCTCGACGCCACCTACTGCGAGCACTGCATGCGCGAGGTCGGCCCGGAGAGGATCGCCGCCAAGTGGGTCGTGAAGGACCGCCTGCCGGCACTGGTGCCCGCGTGACCCAGCCCGACGACCCGGCCTGCACCGGATGCGACGCGCCGACCTGCTGCCGGGTGTGCGGCGTGCATCACGTCGTTCGGACGATGGTCGAGTGGTGCCGGGAGCACCGAAAATCAGGGGCCAAAATCTGATGGGCAAAAATGCTGGACGCTCCGGCCGACGCTGGCTCCGACTCAAGGCCGAGGTGTACGCCCGAGGCGGACCCTGCTGCAGGTGCGGACAGCCCATCGACTACACACTCCCCTACCTCGACGAAGCGACCGGCCTACCCCACCCGATGAGCAAGAGCGTCGACCACTACCCCTACCCCAAGAGCACCCACCCCCACCTCGCCGAAGACCCAGCCAACCTCGCCCCCGCACACCGCCGCTGCAACCTCAGTGCAGGCAACCGCGACATCCGCCCGCTCGGAGTCACATCGCGCGACTGGTGAGGGGTAGGGGCGTCGGAATCACGAGGCGAGGAGGGGCGGCCTAGTTCGCCGGTAGCCGTCCCTCTCCCCCCTGGCCCCTGAGGAGGGGTCGTGCGCGCGAAGGAGCCGACATGGGCGACGTTCTCGACGCCACTGAGGCCGCGATCAAGGCCGCGTCGCACCTGACCGACATGGACAAGGGCGCGATCGAGGCGCTGCGTTCCCTCGCCGCGAAGATCGACGCCTGGGACACCATCGTCGACTGGGCCAATGACGACGCCGCACAGGTCGAGGGCAAGCGCCCCGCGGTGCCGGCCAACGACAACGTGTCGATCCCGACCTACCTCAAGTTCTGCGAGTCGCTCGGCCTGACCCCCACTGGTCGCACTCGCGCCCAGATCGAAGGGGGCGGCGATGGCGGCACTGGCGCGCTCGGCAAGCTCCGACTCGCGCACGGCAAGAAGGGCGCCTAGCCGGAAGAAGCCGGCTCGGCGCAAGGTCATCGGTTGCGAGCGGCCTCGGATCTTCACCCCTCCGCTGCGTCCCCTCGAGCCACGCACCCCGACGACCGAGAAGCGCACCCTCGGGTATGCCGTCATCGACTTCGCCGAGCAGGTCTGCGAGATCGACCTGTTCCCGTGGCAGCGCTGGCTCCTCGTCCACGCGCTCGAGCTGCTGCCCGATGGGTCGTTCCGGTTCCGCAACGTGGTCGTGCTCGTGGCCCGGCAGAACGGCAAGTCCACTCTCTCGCAGGTGCTCTCGCTGTTCTTCCTGTATGTGCTGGCGACAGCGCTGGTCATCGGCACCGCTCAGGACTTGGACGTTGCCGAGGAGATCTGGCAGGGCGCGGTCGACATCGTCGAGGAGACGCCCGACCTCGACGCGCTCAAGGAGCGGGTCGTCAAGGTCAACGGCAAGAAGTCCCTCGAGCTCAAGACGGGCGAGCGGTACAAGGTCAAGGCCGCGAACCGCCGCGCTGGCCGTGGGCTCTCGGGTGACCTGATCCTGCTCGACGAGTTGCGCGAGCATCAGTCGTGGGACGCCTGGGGCGCGATCACGAAGACGACGATGGCCCGCCCGAACGCTCAGGTGTGGGCGCTGTCGAACGCTGGTGATGCGACGTCGATCGTGCTGCGCTACCTGCGCAAGATGGCGCACGCGGCGCTCGGCGACCCGGACGGCATCTGCGGCGCGGACGACCCGTCGTCCATGCTGCCCGACGAGGGCGACCTGATGGACGACGACCTCGACCCGGACGAGGACTTCGAGGTAGAGGACGACACACTCGGCATCTTCGAGTGGTCCGCCCCGCCCGGATGTGACCGTTTCGACCGTGACGCCTGGGCGATGGCGAACCCGTCGCTGGGCTACTCGATCACGGAGCGCACGATCTCGTCGGCGGCGCGCACGGACCCGGAGTGGGTTTTCCGAACTGAGGTGCTGTGCCAGTGGTCGGACGGGACGCTCGAGGGGCCGTTCCCTCCGGGCGCGTGGGAGGCCGGCCAGTGGGTCGGTGGCCCGAACCCGCCGCAGATCGTCGGCAAGGTCAAGGCCGGGCTGGCGATGTCGCAGGATCGGAGCACGACGTTCGTGGCCTTCTCGGGCCGCGACAAGGACGGCCGGGCTCAGGTCGAGATCGTGGCCCGTCGCGCGGGTGACGAGTGGGTGCGGGACTGGCTCACGGACCCCAAGCGCGCGGACCTCATCGAGGAGATCACGGGGCAGGGCAAGGGCGCGCCAGAGTCGGCGCTGCTCGAGGAGCTGCGCCTCGCGGGCCTGCCGGTGGTGAAGTGGGAGGGCTCGGCGCTGCCGGAGGGCACGGCGCGGTTCTTCGATGCGATCCGCGACAACGAGGTAACTCACCTCGCCTGGCCTGAGCTTGACGTGGCAGCAGCGACCGCTGTCCCGAAGTTGACCGACGCCGGCTCGTTCATGTGGGACTCCAAGAAGTCTCCCGTCGACATCGCTGCGCTGCGTGCAGTCAACGGAGCGCACTGGCTCCTGACCCGACCGACACAGGCCAACGTTTCGGCCTACCACGATCACGACCTGATCATCATCTAGGAGCGGAGGCGGGATGGGTTTCTGGGACCGCCTTCTCGGCATCAATAGCTATGACCCGGCGCAGCGCGTCCTACCCGAGCCCTACGAGCCGTTCGTCTCCACGGGTGGCATACCCGTCATGGACCCTGGCACCCCGCTCGAGTATTGGGTCGGCGCTCACCGTTCCGACGTGGAGCGGTTCTGGCGCACCCAGCCGAACCTCCGCAAGGTCGTCGACTTCATCGCCCGCTCTGTCGCGTCGGTCCCGCTCAACGCATTCGAGCGCGTCTCGGACAGTGAGCGGCTGCGGCTGTCTGGCGACCCGTTGTCGTCGGCGCTGCGAGCCCCATCCCCGGGCGTCAGCCCGTTCCGGTTCTGGCATGCGGTCCTCTCCGACGGACTGCTCTATGACCGCTGGGCCGTCCTCAAGATCCGCGACGATGCGGGTGGCCTGTCCCTGGCGCGCATCCCGGCGTGGCGCATCCGGTTCTCCGTGGACCCGCTCGGGCGCGTGACTGCGCTGCACTACTGGACGGGCGACTCGGTCAATGCGGCCGACGAGCAGTGGGTCGACGTGCCGCTCGAGAACGTCATCTTCGATCACGGCTATGCGCCGGCCACGGCTGGGCTGTCCCCGGTCGAGACGCTGCGCGACATCCTCGACGAGAGTGCCGAGGCCGTGAAGTATCGGCGCGAACTGTGGGAGCAGGGCGCCCGGGTGCCCGGCTACATCCACCGCCCGGCGAGCCAAGCTAAATGGGAGGACACCCAGCGCAGCAGGTTCGTCGAGGCCATGCGGGCCTACATGCGCAAGGGACCTCGCGCTGGCGGGCTGCCGCTCATGGAAGACGGCATGGAGATCCGCTCGACGGACATCTTCACGCCGCAGGATGCGCAGGACATCGAGGGTCGCAGGCTGTCCGCGATCGAGGTGGCCGCCGCCTACCACATCGCGCCAGAACTGGTGGGCGCACGGGAGGGTACCTACTCCAACGTTGACGCCTTCCGGCAGATGCTCTACGGCCCGAACCTCGGCCCGTACATCGAGGCGTGGGAGGGCGCGCTGAACGCGCAGCTCACCCCAGACTTCGCTGCCGGCCGGCCGATCTACATCGAGGCCAACGTCGAGTCGAAGCTGCGCGGGTCGTTCATCGAGCAGGCGCAGATCATGCAGTCGGCCACGGGCGCTCCGTGGATGACGCGCAACGAGGCCCGCTCCCTGCAGAACCGCGCACCGCTGCCGGGTGGTGACGAGCTCGTGGTGCCGCTGAACGTGCTCATCGGTGGGCAGGCCTCGCCGCGCGACTCTGTCCCCAAGGCTGACGTGCGTCCCCGCCGAGGCATCAAGGCGGCGCCGACGGACCCCGAGCGCGCGAAGGCCGAGCAGGTTCTCTCGTCGTTCTTCCGGCGTCAGCGCAAGGCGGTGCTGTCCGCCCTTGGCGCAAAGGCGAGTTCATGGTGGGATGCCGAACGGTGGGACCGCGAGTTGGCGGATGACCTACTCGCGCTATCTGTGACGATGGTGGAGAACGCGGCGCGTCGAGCACTTGCCGAGACGGGCACTGACCCTGACGCATATGACGCTGCCCGCACGGTCAAGTACCTGAAGGCCAAGGCCGAGGCGACGGCGGCCAACATCAACGCCACGACCAAGGACCAACTTGACGAGGCGCTCGATGACGAGGACGCCGACCCGGCCGACGTGTTCGACGCAGCAGAGGGCTCGCGCTCGATGCTCTCGGCGATCACGCTGACGACAGCGCTCGCCGCCTTCGGGACGGTCGAGGCGGGCAAGCAGTCCGGGGCTGCCACGAAGACATGGATCGTAACGAGCGGCAACCCGCGCCCCTCACACGCAGCTATGGACGGCGAGACGGTCGGCATCGAGGACGACTTCAGCAACGGGATGCCGTGGCCTGGAGCGTCCGGCGACGCCGACGAGGTGGCCGGCTGTTCCTGCGAAGTCGAGTTCAACTACCCATGAGCCCGCTAGGAGGGCAGCCATGAAGTTCAAGAGCATGGCCTTCGACCCCAAGCGGGTCAAGGCCGGGCCCGACGACGGGCTTGCCGAGGGCGAGTTCATCGTCTACCCGTCCACGTTCACAAGGCAGCCCGACTCCTACGGCGACGTCGTCGCCAAGGGCGCGTTCCTCGAGGACATCGCGGCCTGGAAGGAATCCGGCAACGTCCTGCCCGGGCTCTATGGGCACCGCATGGACGACCCAGACTTCTTCGTCGCGGGCGCGTCCGACATGGGCGAGGACGACCATGGCTGGTGGGTCAAGGGAGCGTTCGACCTGGAGAGCCCCAAGGGCCAGCAGGTCTACCGGCTCGTCAAGGGTCGCCGCCTCAACCAACTCTCGTTCGCCTATGACGTCCTTGAGGAGGGCAAGACCGACATCGGCAACGGCGAGACCGCCAATGAGTTGCGCAAGCTCAAGGTCTACGAGTTCTCGTTCGTGCCGATCGGCGCCAACCAGGACACGTCCGTCGTCGCCGTCAAGGCGATCACCGACACGCTCGTCCAGAGCGTGAAGGAGGGCCGCGCACCCGCAGCCACCATCGACTCCCTGCGCTCCGCGCAGGAGGCCCTCGCGACCCTCATCGGGATGGTCGAGGGGAACGACCAGGAGAAGGCCAACGGTGAGCCCGAGGCCAAGTCCGACGCCAGCGACGAGGAGCCCGCAGGGGCCAAGTCGTCCGTGTCCGACGAGGAGCCGAAGGCGAGTCCGTCCGTCGCTCGACTGGCGGCACAAGCACACATCTACGCCCTCAAGGGGCAGGAAGGGGTTCAGTCGTGAACCTCAAGCAGATGCGCGCCGCCGCGCTCAAGGCGGCGCAGGACATCATCGACGGCGCGAAGGCTGCCGCTCGTGACCTCACCGAGGACGAGCAGGCCACCGTCGAGGCGAAGTTCGCCGAGGTCGAGGACCTCGACAAGCAGATCGCTGCGGCGGCCAAGTCGGCCGAGCTCGTGCAGCGCCTCTCCGGCTTCGAGGTCAAGGAGCCCGAGCAGGTCGAGCGCGAGGAGAAGGGCGGCACGCTCGGCGAGCGGTTCGTCAAGTCCGAGGCGTTCAAGTCGTTCCGCGACTCGCACCCGTCCGGCGTCGGCTCCGGCTCCCCGATCCGCATCGAGGTCAAGGGCCTCGGCGGGATGGACGAGCTGGGCATCGGCACCAAGGCGACCATCACGACCGGCACCGGTCAGGTCGGCCCGGTTCGCCAGCCCGGCTACCAGTCGACGCTGCTGGACAACGACCTCAGCTTCCTCGACCTCATCACCACCGGGTCGACTGCGGCGTCGTACATCGAGTATGCGCAGATCGTGTCCGAGACGGACGGCGCTGCGGTTGTGGCTGAGGGCGACCTCAAGCCGCTATCCGACGTGGCGACCGACACGGCCGAGGCCAAGGCGTTCACCTACGCGGACGGCTTCGACATCACGAACCAGACGCTCGCCGACGACGGCGCACTCGCCGCCTACATGCAGCAGCGCATCTCGTACCACGTCCGCAACGTGGTCGTCGACAAGCTGCTCAACGGCACCGGCGCCGGCACCCAGCCCCAGGGCATCCTCACCACGACCGGCGTGCAGTCGCAGGCGTTCGACACGGACGTCATCACGACCCTCGCCCGCGCTCTCGCCAAGGTCGAGGCCGTCCAGGCTGACCCGCAGGCGATCGTCATGAACCCGGCCGACGTGTGGAATCTGCGGCTCATGAAGAACGGTGACCAGTGGGCGCTCGGCAACCCGCTCGCTCAGGGTGTCACCCCGACCCCGTTCGGCGTTCCGCTCGTCACCTCGACGCGCGTGGCGGCTGGTACGGCTCTGGTCGGCAACTTCAAGTCGGTCCACTTCCTCGAGCGCGAGCCGCTGTCGGTCGTCGCCTTCAACCAGCACAAGGACTACGCGCAGCGGAACATGGTTTACGTCCGCGCGGAGCTCCGGGGCCTGCAGCTCTTCTACGCCCCGCGTGAGGTTGTCGTCGCCGACCTGACCGCCGCCTGATCGCCATGGCCGACAACAGGGTTGACATGGTGACGGTCGACGGGGTCCGGTACCGCCCGGAGGACGCCCCGAAGGTCGACAAGAAGGACGCCGAGGAGCCCGCCAAGAAGGCGGCCAAGGCGCCCGCGAACAAGGCGCGCAGCGCCTCCGACAAGTGAACTGAGGGGGCGACGTGGTCACCGATCCACTAGCGGCCACGCCGGCTGGCGTGGATGCCGACGCATGGCAGGCAGCCTGCGGCGCCGTCCGCGCCTACTGTGGCTGGCACGTCGCCCCCTCCGTCACGGAGACGGTCACGCTTGACGGTCCCGGTGGGAGCACCCTGCTCCTGCCCACTCTCCACCTGACCGACCTTGTCTCGATCACCAACGACGGCACCACCGTGACGGACCCGGAGTGGTCCGAGGCGGGCATGGTCCGCGGCTCGTGGACCTCGAAGTTCCGCGGCGTCGTCGCCGAGATTACCCACGGCTACGAGGAGTGCCCGGCCGAGATCATCGGCGTCCTGACCGAGGCGGCCTCGCGTGGCGTCGGCGGCTCGGCCGTGTCGCAGGTCGGGCAGGTCCGCATGGGCGGCGTCTCCGGTGTCCCCGGTGCCGCGTCGTTCATGCTGGAGCAGGAGGCCGTCCTCGACCGCTACAAGCTCCCCCCGCGGCCATGAACCTCGGGACGCAGACGATCGTCCGCAGGCGCGCTGGCGTGACGCAGGACGACTACGGCAACACGTCGAGCGACTGGGGCAGCCCGGACTCGCTGACCATCGCCGGCTGCTCCGTGCAGCCTGCGGCCGGCTCGGAATTGGTCGACAACCGCGAGGCGATCACGACCATGCTCATCGTCTACGCGCCCATCACGGCCGACGTCATCGACACCGACCGCATCGAGTACGGCGGGACGGTCTACGACATCGACGGCCCGGTGGACGTATGGGCGGTCGGCACCCCGCTCGACCACAAGGTGATCCGACTGAAGCGGGTGAGCGGCTGATGCCCCAGCGTGTACGCATCGAGCTCGACCGGGCTGGCGTGCGTGAGGCGGCACTTTCCTCTCCCGAGGTGCGTGACGCCGTGTCGGCCATCGCCCAGCGGATCGCATCCGAGGCGCAGTCGAAGACGGATGACGAGATCGTCGTCAACGACGCCGGCCAGTCTCGCGCCCGCTCCTACGTGACCCGGCTCGGCTCGGGTGCCCGGGGCGAGGCTGAGGACCGCGCGCTCGGCTCAAGCATCGGAGGCTGACCGTGCCGCTCGTCATCCAGGCAGACGCCCTCAAGGTCATGGCCGACTACCTCAAGACGGCAGTCCCGTCCATCACCGACCCGGCAGGGTTCACCTTCGCAGGCACCTACCTGCAGCCCAACGTAACCCCCGTCAACAAGGTCATGTGCCGTCACCTCGGCGGACCCGACGAGGGCCGCACCCACTCCCGGCCGCGGCTCGACGTCCTCGTGTGGGCGGACGGCTCGGTCAACACGCAGGGCACCGCGCTGCGCATGGCACGCATCCTGCATGGGATGGTCCGCCGCGACTTCCGCACCAGGGGCGTCGCCTCACCAGTCCTGCTCCCCGACCCGGCCGACCCGTCCAAGAGGGTCTCCCTGTTCAGCATTGAGCTGCTCACGAAAGGTATCCAGTCATGAGCAAGAAGAGCGTCACGCTCGCCTATCCGTACACAGGTGCGGACGGCAAGAACCACAAGGCCGACACGACGCTCTCGCTCGATGTCGCCGAGGCCAACCGCCTGCTGATCGAAGGTCTCGCGCGTGAGGCCGACAAGACGAACCAGACCGAGAAGAAGGGCTGACCAACATGGCTAAGGATCTCGCCAACATCCTCGGCGGTGGCGGTGACGCCTCTGCCGTTTGGGTCGGCCCCAAGGGCACGACCGGACCGACCGCGCTGGAGGCTCCCGCCGCTGGCTTCAACGAGGTCGGCTGGCTGTCCGAGGACGGCGTTTCGTTCTCCCGCGCGGAGGACAAGCAGGTCTTCCGCGCCCATCAGGGCGGCAAGATCGTAAAGCGCAAGACGTCGAGCGTGGACGACACGTTCAAGTTCCAGTGCCTCGAGACGACCGCCATCACGCTCGGCATTCTCTACAAGGGCGCCACCCCGACCGTGACGACCGGAGTGGCGACGTACACCGTTGCCAACCAGACCGTGACGGACGAGCGCGCGTGGGTCATCGACGAGGTCCTCGACGACGGCTCGACGATGCGCTACGTCATCCCCTCCGGCACCGCGGAGACCACCGCCGAGGTCGTGTGGAAGACCGACGAGATGACGGTCTACGAGTTCACCGTCGGAGTGAATGGCGACTACACCGTCGTCACCGACGCGCCTGCTGTCGCTGGCGTCTGAACCCCCTGATCCAACGCCCCTCGGTTCGCAGGCACCGAGGGGCGTTGGCCTGCCTGCAGCCTGCACAGAAGGAGCCTGTCATGCCCGCACCCAAGAACGCCAAGCAGCCCCAGGACCGTCAGGCCAAGGGCGAGGCGAAGCGCGCTCAGTTCATCGAGCTGGACTTCGAGGGCGAGCACTACATCATCGACCGCACCAACGCCGAGAACCTCGAGCTCATGGAGTTCATCGAGGACGAGCAGTACATTAAGGCGATCCGCGGCTACGTCGGCCCGGACCAGTGGGCGAAGTTCAAGGACGCGAACCGTGACGAGCAGGGGCGCGTCAGCGCCGACTCGTTCGAGCCGTTCCTCAACGCTGTCATGGCCGCGATCGGTGGCGGGTCTGAGGAGTCCCCAAACTCCTGAGCCTCGCCTTCCTCCTGCGGGAGCATGGCGAGGCTCTAGAGGCTGACTTCCAGCGGGTCTACGGCATAGACCTGCTGGACCTGTGGCGGGGCACGCTGACGCCGCGCAAGGCGGCGGTACTGGCGCTCGGGTTGCCGGACGGGTCGCAGACGTGGCGGTCGTGTGGCTATGACGCCGCATGGACGGACGAGGCCCACATGTCGGCCAACGTGTTCGACGCACTGCAGGTCGCCAACTGGCAGCGCGGCGGCGGCAAGGGCGACAAGCCGACACCCGTCCGGCGCCCCGGCGAGAAGTCCCGGGCCGAGGCGAAGAAGTCCGCGATTGCGGCAAGGGCCGCGGCGTTCGCGGCGCGACAAGCGAAGGGGTGACCTCCAGTGGCTGGTGTCAATGTCGGCACTGCGTATGTCGAGATCATCCCGTCTGCCAAGGGCTTCGCCGGCAAACTGCAGTCCGAGCTCGGCGGCGGCATGGAGTCGTCCGGCAAGTCGGCCGGCGCGAAGGCGTCCAAGGGCTTCGGCGGTTCGTTCCTCGGCGGCGTCAAGAAGATGATGGGCCCGGCCGCCGCGCTGGTGGCCGGGATCGGCGTCACTGACTTCTTCAAGGACGCGGTCGGTGAGGCGCGCGAGTCGCAGAAGGTCGGCGCGCTGACGGCGAGCATCATCAAGTCGACTGGCGGCGCGGCGAAGGTGACCGCCGATCAGGTGGGCGACCTCGCTACGGCGATCAGCAACAAGACCGGCGTGGACGACGAAGCGATCCAGTCCGGCGCGAACATGCTGCTCACGTTCAAGAACGTGCGCAACGAGGCGGGCAAGGGCGCCAACGTCTTCGACCGCGCCACGCAGGCCGCGGCTGACCTGTCGGCTGCCGGGTTCGGCGACATGACGAGCCAGTCGAAGATGCTGGGCAAGGCGCTGAACGACCCAATCAAGGGCATCACCGCGCTGTCCCGCTCGGGCGTCACCTTCTCGGCGCAGCAGCAGGAGCAGATCAAGACTCTCGTTGCGTCGGGCAAGACGCTCGAGGCGCAGAAGATCATCCTCGGTGAGGTTGAGTCCCAGGTCGGCGGCGCGGCTGAGGCGTCCGCTACGGCCGGCGAGAAGTTCGCTACCGCGTGGGGCAACTTCAAGGAGGGCATCGGCACGAGCCTCCTGCCGGTCATCGACAAGACCGCGAACTTCCTGAGCGGCAAGCTGCTCCCCGGGGTCCAGGGCGTCATCGACATCCTCTTCAAGGGCGACTTCACCAAGCAGTTCGGTGAGGCGTTCAACATCTCGGAAGACTCCAAGATCGTTGACTTCCTGTTCAATATCCGTGACGGGTTCAAGGCGATCCGCGCCGGGTTCAGTGGCGATGTCAGCAGTTACGACGGTTTCCTCGGCACGCTCTCCAAGATTGGCGACGCATTTGGTGCGGCGCTGGACGGAGCCAAGGCGTTCATCGCTGGCTTCAAGGAGGGCGAGGGCGCTGGCGGCGCGCTGCGCGAGAACCTGTCGAAGGTCGCTGACGCGGCGAAGGATCTATGGCCGCCGCTCAAGGAGATTGGCACGCAGCTCTACGACGCATACTCGTCCATCGGCTTGTCCACATGGGACCTCTTCAAGGCCGCGCTGAAGGCCCTGCCCCCCATCGTCGACGCACTGGCTTCCACCCTGTCTGCCGCAGCGAAGTGGATGAGCGAGAACAAGACGCTCGTCGGCGCGCTGGTCACCGCGCTCGGTACCGCGCTCGCCCTCTACAAGACGTACCAGATCTACCTCGCCATCGTGGCCGGCGCGACGAAGGCGTATGCCGCAGTGCAGGCCATCCTCAACGCCGTCATGGCGGCCAATCCAGTCGGCATCGTGGTGCTCGCCATCGCGGCGCTCGCGGCCGGCCTGATATACGCCTATAACCAGAGCGAGACGTTCCGCAAGTTCGTGGACGGCGCATTCTCTGCCGTCAAGATCGCGGCGATGA